CTTTTCGTAATTGTAGGTCGTAGACCTGGTACAGTGGATCACCCTGGTTACCCTTGGAATCTCTGTATTTGTACAGCCAGACGGCGTACTTGATAAGCGCCTCTTCGTATCCCGTGGCAAACAGATAGCTCCCATAATCGGAATACACGGGCGCTGGACGACAGAGATAGGAAACCGAAATGGTCTGCCCTGCCGTAGCCGGGGGCGGGTCAATCACGATAGCGTATCGAGCCGCAGGCTGGATAAGGTAGGCATCTCCCGCCCCCCAATCCGCATAACTCGTATGGTTGCTTGCGACGTTGAACATCGCCGTCCGAAGCGCCGTGCCGCTTGTTACCGATAAGACCTTCCCGATATAGCCCTCATCAGTGTTGATTACGTCATCGCCGGGATTCACAACGCCCGTAAAGGATGCGCTCGCATCAGTCAGGGTAGTCTCCCCCCCGACATTCGTGGAAGCTGCCGCAGTGCCTGTTATTCGGGCAACCGGAGCGGCATCCGTGACGGCAAACCTTGTCGGGATCGGTACTGAAGTGGTGTTGTGATCCGCGAGAATGTGTCCGTAACTCACGCGGGAAAGCCATGTCGTGGCACTCCCGCTCGTAAGTTCGACCCTCTTGTTCCCGTATCCATCCTCCGTCATGATCTCCATGAAATCAGAGGGAAGGGGATAGATGATCGTACCGGCAGCCGTCGTCAGGGTGCAGCTTGAGTGAACCGCCTTGACCTCTTTGGAAAAATCACGAGCCGCTTCGTAGAGGAAATCGAAGGTGGTTTTAAGGTCCATCCACATTGAAGTGGGTGATTCACTCAGAATTTGATTCATCCGTGTTTGATAATCTATCCCTATCATGACCTATCCCCTCACCGGGAAGATTCTCCGTCCTCTCGTGTCTTGATCGGGCCGCCTCAACTCCTCAATGTCGAGCGATTCGGCTCCGAGACCTTTGCCCATGATCTTATGAATGATGCTGGCCCTTGTGCGGCTGATCTTCCCGTGAACGATGGCATACCCCGCCTGCTTGCAGTAATCGGCAACCACAGGGTCTTTGACCTCGATGCAGGCGCCTTCCATCCGGGCCGCCTCGATATGGGGATCATCCGTCATCCGGTTCATGCTCGAATACGTGAACATGGATTCGGAGATCGCCTCTCCAAGTTCCTTCCGGGCCGATGCAACCTTGTCCCGTATGACCGGATTGCTGAGCTGCCTTTCCACATCGTGCTTATGCTCCTGAATCTGCTCAAGCCGCCTCTTGGCGACGGCATGCTTTTCCTTGAAGGCCCTCAAGTCCTTTCCGTGGTACACGTCGTCGTCAATCTGCTTCTGCATTGACCGGACTTCCTTTTCCATCTCGCTCACGGCATGGTCGGAATACTCGGAGGGAAAGTCAGATGCAGGCCGCCCTGTCTTGGGATTCATGTCATATTCCCCGAACCAGTGGATATCCACCTTGTCAACCTTGATGGCTGCCGAGGGAGTATCAACCTTGACCTTGGTTGCCGATACCGCATCTCTTCTGGTGATGGTGCGCGGTTTCTTCTTATGTGACCTCGCAAATGCCATGCGTTCCCTTGCCGCCTGCTTCTGAGGCTCTTTCATTGCCGCTTCCGTCTGTTCCGCCGTCGCTTCGTATTTCGTTACTGCTTTCTCGATTTCCATAACTCACCTCCTTATTTTACTTGTTTTATTAAGGATGTATTTACCCATCCAGCTCCTGTCTTCTTCTCAATGAACCGGCACTTATCAATCTCTTCATGGTTTAGTGAAGCAGATCCCCACTCCTTGTGAAGATTCGCCTCTGTTTCTGATCGGCTTTTCCCCATCCGGTTTCTTCCTTTAATGATGATCAGCATAGCTTTTACGCCGATAACTCTCCCCAGACTATCTTGCCCGTCGCCTCACATTGAGGGCAATCCACCTGGGTCGTTTCTAAGGGATCCCCCTCGTCGTCTATCCACTTGGCAGGATAAACCGTCACCTGCCCCGTCCCGCCACAATTCCCGCATATCTGTTTTATCTGATACCGCGTCGGAAGCGGAATGGGAATCGGGGTTAAATCTACTTTCACTTCATTTTTCACTTCATCTGCCATGAGAATCTCCTTTGGAAAGAGGGAGAGAAAAAGAAGCCTCTCCCTCATGCGTTACAGTTATGCACCAACAATAAGCCCGTCGTTGATGTAGTTGCCCGCGAAGAAGAACGTGGCGGGGATCGTACATTCAGAACCAGAAGACCCGAACGAAGCTGTGGTTGATGCAAAATAGTTTCCGGCGGCAATACCCGTACCCGCACCGATGATTACGATAAACTTCTTGTATGCGCCGGTGCTGAGGTTAGGCAACCCATCGGAAAACACATTGCCGATAATATTCAGGGCAACACCGTTCCCCCAACTTGCGAGAATATCGCAATCCCTGACAGACACAGGCCCGGAAAACTCGTTATTCCGAATCGTGATCTGGTGAGGAATGCCGGAGGTCTCCTGAATCGCAATGCCGCCGATGCAGTTATAGAAGGTGTTCCCTTCGATGATGACATCCCGCGTACTGCCCAGTCCGATGGATGCCACTGCCTCCGTGCTGGAATAACTCGGTTTGGATTTGTCATTCTCGAACCGGCAACCGCGGACAACCATGCCCGCTGCGATCTGAGTTCCCGCAACATCGTGAACGGCATGGATAATACACTTGTTTTGATCTGCCGTGCCGCCCGATAAGGTGAGGCGCAAACTCTCAATAGTGAAGTTGGCACCCTTTACGTCAATCAAGTGCCCTGTTACCGTCAACGGTTTGAACTGCGGCCCGCTCTGTGCCCCGGTACATCGGTCGGGAACGCACCCGTACATACACAGATTCGGTTTTGTAAGGGGGATTACGATGTCGTCCTGGTAGTACGACTGTGCAGAAGCCGCTGTATTCCGGGGCCGAATATAAATCGTCGCACCACGGCCCGCGGCGTTTACCGCCGCCGAAGGAAGCGAAAACGCATCGCTCGATGGGTCTTTCCCGTAATTACCCGCTAAACCGTTGTCTCCGTCAACGAAGAAAATGTTTTCAGAGTTCCAAATATCCGCAAGTCTGCTGCCGCCGATATTCGGTGTTGCTATAAGCCCATGTGGAAAGTGAGTAAGTGACATTTTGTTCTCCTTTTTACTTTAGGAACCCTGCCCTGTCGTCTTGAAGTCGCCTCATGCACGGCCCGGAAGAATCTCACTCCCGCTTACCCTTGATTCCCGCTGAACGCTTTTGGCGATTACCCTCAGCAGTACAAATACCTTACGATCCCACGTGCATATACAGAAACCGCCAGTCGGTGAACCCGTAGCCCCAGTAGTCGTAAATGCTAGTCTTGATCTTCTTCGTCTCGAAATCGACCTTGTTCGCGGTCTCATTCGTGACGACATCGATCCACAGGGCGTATTCCGCGAGAAGCTGCCAGTCGATCATCCACCATGACTTCGTGGAATAGTCGTTGAAAAACTGGCTGGTATCCCACGTCCATCCCTTGTTGGCCTGCACGTTCACCGTACCGTCTGCCGTGTAGAGGCCCTTCGGAGTCGTGGTGACTTCCTCGAACTTCTGATCCAGGGTCGTCGGCCCGATGAACCCATTGGGCATGACACTCAGGTATTCCCCGTTGCTGTCCCTGAATCCCCTCATGAGAATCCGGGTAGCTTCCACGGAAGTCGGCAGGAACGCCGATGTTCCAAGGTTGGAGAACCCTCCGGCGCTGGTGACGACGTAATCGGCCTTCGTGAGATGCGCCGTGCTGGCAATGGCGACGCCCTCCTCGGACTGCATGAAGTCGAAGCCCGTGGAGTTCATCGCCGCATACCCTTTGATGGCCGCCTTCTCCTTCGTCCTATCGGCTGCGACAACCAGCTTCTTCGGCCAGTCATTCAGGACGTTGTAGAGGTTGTTCAGCCAGAACTTCTTTTCTACCTCGACGCCCATTCCGAACTCGGCAGGCTCGATCCTGACGTGGTATCCGGGCGGCACATCGAAATACAGCATGGACCCGCCGAATCTCGGCATATCAGGCAGCGAACCGACGCTGTTAAAATCTGAATATGCCCCGTCGGACGGGAAGTTTTTGTAGAGCTTCTCGCGCATCGGTTTCGTCTGCGAAAGAAACTTAATGTTCTCCTCGTAGGCTTTGCTAAGGCCCTTTTCGACGAGATACTGGAATCTTGCTTGATCAATCTGGTTAGGCATAGTTCATCCCCCCTTATATCCCGGCAAAGTGGTTAGCGGCAAAACGGAAGTAAATAGACTCCTTGCCGGATACCCTGAAATCAAGAGCGTCTACAAAAGCCCCGAAGTAGTCGGTTGCTGGCGTTACGCTGCAATCCAAACAGACCCCTACATAATTGGATGTCGTATTGATGTTGATGGCCGAATATCCGATCTTATAGGGAAGGATCACGCACGTATCCCCGACGGCTATGGCATAGGGGTAATACGTATCAAAGGTGTGAGTAGTCGCGTTAGCGTCCTTACACACCCGATACAGGCCAGCGTTCAACCCTGTTCTGAAATAACAGGTACACATGTTCGCCACAGGGGTAACGTCCACCGCATTTCCGACAAAACCCGCGCCGGTAGCCCCGGCAGTCGTGACCGTACACACCGTAGGAGCTACGCCGAAGGTCGCATTGCAGATCGGCCCGCGCAGTCTGGTAAGCGGGGTAATCAGCGCGATCTTGACGAACGGCTGCGGATCGCCCTTGATATAGGTAATACCTTCCACGCCCAAGAAGTTCCGGGCGAGCTGGAGAGTCTGAGTCTGAGTACCAGCACAGGTTTGATACTGCCCGTAAGTCGCGACAGAGGTTTGGTTAAAATTGTTGTCTCCAATGACCACACCGGCAATAGAGTTGGTAGCAGCAGTGGTGGTATCAGCAGCGCCAGCCGCATCCGCCAATGGAGCCGCCCCGTTGAAAGCGGTGAGTCCGAACCTCACAAGCTGGCCGACATAAAGATTGCCGCCAGTTGTGGCATCACACGGAACCCAAAGAGTATCGGATTCCGGTATATTTCCTACTATTTGAAAGCCCATAAGTTTATCTCCTTGTTATTATTTCCAGTTCTTGCTCCCACAGTGAGGACATCCCGCATAAACCCGCTGAGTCATGTTGTGAACCACCGTGACGGGATCACCCACTGCATCCAACTGCATCAGGCGAGCACCGGACTGAAAGATGCCAATAGACAAGGAAACGTCTCTTATGTCTCCGCTCCCCAAGCGAGGGATTTTGATTCTCGCTTCATCAGTTACGACGTAGCCGACACCATCCCCAAGCTCATCCCGGTTCGTGTTGCAGAGAAACCCGCAGTTCCAGCACTTGAAAAGTACGCCGGACCTATCAGACCCCGCACCATACCCGGCCCCTGGGGAGGCTGCCCCCCAAAAAGGAATGGTTTTCTTCTCCTTCGGGAACTTCCGCCTGTCGTATTTGATGAATCTACTGTCACTCACAATCTGCCTGCCGCCTTCATTTCCTTCAGTTCGGCCATCGAAAACATCTTCGC